CCTTGTGAGGGTGTGCCTACCCCAGAGTGCTTGATAAGGGTCACTGAGAATACTACAATAACAGCAAATTTTGTCAGAGTATATGACAGAGAGATCAATGTCAGTACCTTTAACGCATCCATAACAGGCAGCATAATAGAGTTTGGCAGGATTAGACTGACAACACCCACAACAGATGCATCTACCATGAGTTCTCGAAAATTCATAATTGTCGACAGGACACCTGTGACATTGAGTGCCACACCTGCTCCGGGTTGGAGATTCACCGGTTGGGGTGGCACTGTATGTGATTCGAGCCTGTTGAATGTTTGTGAATTTACTGTTGATAGTAACGAATCAATAGTTGGTAATTTTGATTTGGGGGTCTATTCCATTACCATTGTTAACAGTGGTGCAGGCATAGGCAGAGCATTCTCAGATGGGTTTGAAATTGATTGCATTCAGTATCAACCCACCTCCAACTGTTATTACGAATTTTTGAGTGGATCAGTAGTTGTATTGTCTGCATATGGGCTTGGATCTAGCACCCTCATAGGTCTCTATGGCAGCCCATGTGGTGGCACTGGTGCTGACAATTGCACATTGAACATGACACAAAATTATGTCATCACTGCAGCTTACATTCCAGGTGCATTGTACACCTTGACAATAGAGAAACCTGCAAATGCATGTGGTACGGTATTGTCCATCCCTGCAGGTATAAATTGTGGTGCCACTTGCAGCAGCTTATTTAATGACGATACCATAGTCAGAATTTACAGCACAACAGTGGGCACGTGCCAGTTGAGTGCTTATCAAGGGGATATATATGCTTACAGCTATGTTGCTGGCCCTGGAATTAGAATTTCACCTTCCACAGCTTTCATTTTGACCAGTGGTGCATTTGCACGTATTAACAACAGCTTAATACTCAATACTGCTGGTGCACCATATGGATCAGGCACTGGAACAACTGTAACCCAAGGAGACGTATATGTAAGAATGACTAGTAACAAGACTATTTCTGCATATTTCACTTCTTAGTTAAATAATATATGGCTTTCGAACTTAATAATATAGCAATATACAATGACCAGGATTTAGATTCTGAGCATGATATAGTGGTTTCTTTTGACTATGCCATGTATAATTACTATGCTCCACCTTTGGGCGGGTTTGCTGTGGTGTTCTACGACAGCATAAAGGATTTGCCTCGTGGAGGGGGACCAGGATATGCTCTAGGCTATTGCCCATCTACTGAATCAGTTGACTGCAATTTGAATGGTTTTTCAGGATTGTTGGGTGCTTATTTTGGCATAGGATTTGACCCACAAGGTAGATTTAGCCTAGCTACATCCAGAGTTGATGGTGTATCATCCACAAATGCAAATAGTGTTGGCCTGAGAGGTGGTATTTTAACAGATTATTCACTACTATATCAAACCACTAATTTGAGATCTTGGAATGCATTGCTCAGTACATTCGATATAGCAGAAAATCTTACATTCAATCAACCCGTCACTTATAAAACTGTAAGAGTTATATTGAAGCATGCCGGTTCAAAGATATTAGTGCAGCTTAAAAATAATAGAAATGACGATAATTATGTAACAGTATTTGAATATGACTTGCCGGAAATAATAAGAAGATCCTTCAAAGTGGCCATAACCAGATGCAAAGATAGCGATAGTGATACAACAGTTTTTGACTTGAAAAATTTTAACGTAGCTGGTTATCCTGGTGCTCCTTCTGACATAAGACTCGGTACATGTAACCAGAGTATAGATGTTGGGGAATATTCACCATTTACTTTTTTGCCAATAGGTCCAGAGTGGATAGCTGTGCCTACTGAAAGAGAAATAAGAATTTATACCACAGATACAGAGAGGTACTCATTGGAACAAACTTTGAGAAGTTCAAACGGTATTAAAATATTAGGAAGTGACAATGATTCGATTCTGGTTTCTACTCTAGATAAATGCAGTATTTTAGTGTATGATTATCTGGGCACTAAATTTGCTCGTACCTTTACTTTTGATTTGCCTGTAAGTGGTCAGATAGTGGGTGGTGATATAAATGGTGATTATTTGGCTGTTAGTATCAACCTGCAGTCAGTCTCATCAGTAACATACATTTACAGATTCAATACCACTTCCGCTCCCTTGAGTAGTTTGGGCGAATGGAAATTGTATCAAACCATAACTTCGAGCATGGTGCCTTCTGGTGTTGGCATGGGCATAAGCTGTCAAATAGACAGTGACTACATGCTTCTCGGAAATATCAATCAGTATGTTCATTCTTTTAAATTTGATCCAAATCTAGGATACCAACCTCATCAAACAATCTTTTCTCCTATAACTGGTATAACCAGATTCGGATACAGTCTATCCAGGGAAGGTAGAGATCTTATCATTGGTGCACCATACAGTGGTAAAATCAGTTACATGGAACCAGGACAGGGTGAGGTGTATCATTATTTCTTATATTCAGCAACAGATCAATGGGGTGCAGTCATGGCACTAGGATACATATACGACATCAGTACACCAGCTGGTAATTTTGGAAACAGTGTATCATTGAACAATAATATTTGTGTTATTGGCAGTCCTGGGGAAATGTGGAAAGATCCTAATAAAGACTTTGAAGATATACCTAATGTGGGCAGATCTTATGTTTTTAGAAAAACCACAGGTGGTTATTTCACACAAGCCACCGTGCTTTATCCTCTATCCAGTGGCATAGAGAAATACATGTTCTTTGGTCAAGCAGTTGGCAATTACAAGACAACAGCAGCGTGTCTTGCACCTTACACAGTTTTAGACACAAAATGCAAATTGCAATTGTTTGATGTGGAGTGTGTGTATCCACAGCCTCCTATAAGAATTCCAATACCAGACAGTCCAATATCCTTGTATGATTACAGTGGGTTCGTGATCAGTACCAAGAATGATACATACCTTGTGACCCTGTGTAGCTCACCATGAACACTAGGACTATTAACATAACCGGAACACCAGTAGGTGTATTATCAGCATATGACTTGTGCAATATACTGGATCATTGGATATTTGTTGATCCTGTTTCAGGCATAAACGTTTGGTATCCTTTAACTGCCTTTGGTGGTGATTTGATACCTACTGTGTACACGAGTACTGTTTCTGGAGGGCCATTTTATGATATTTGTTATCAAGATGTATGTTTTGAAACAGTTAGCATATCTCCTGTTAAAATGTATTGTACAACAGGTGTCAATTTTGTATTGAGTGGTTTGGATGAATCAGCATCCAAAATTATAAAAATTCTCTATAACTTCGGTGACGGAACTCCTATACAAGAGAATGCTTTAGATGCTACAATCAGTCCCATATCTTCTGCACCATCACCCAAGTTGACCATTGTTTCGCATACATACAATCCAGGTAAAAATTATATCACATCATATTTTCCTTCCATAAGCGTAATAAAATCCGATTGTTGCATAACCACTTTGAACTTTACACTTTGTAGCTATCAATGTGGTATTCTGGAATTGTATGATACTGTGGGACTGCTGAATACTCAAATGTTGTCGCCCACATATAATTTGGTGGTGGTTTTTGAAGACAGAGAAGAGCAGCAAATTTATGCAAACTTGCTACTATCACAAGCGCCCCTGTCTTTGTTATCTGCTCTTTCCGCTTTGCCTGATCTAGTGGAGCCCATACCTCTTACTGCCAGACCCACAGAGTTTAGATACAGGATTATACCTCCTACAGATTTAGTAGGCATAGAGCCTCCTACTACTGATTACTTGTATGTGGCATGTGCAGGTGTGACTATAAATCCTCTCACAGCTTATCTGGCAAGAGGAGAAGATTTTTATTTGTTGCCAAGATCTGGGTTGACTGTGGAAGGTGGGGCACCATATGCAAATATCCCAGAAGCCACAGGCATCACAATTTCCATAGATTGTAATATTCGAGAGGATTACTCATACTCTGGTTGTGTGGGCATAACCATAGTTTCCGAGGGACCAGTTGCTCACATAGCATTTTTATCAGCTGGAGAAGAATTGGAACAATTCAATGCAGGATTAGTAATTGATCCTAGTGGTGCACCTTATGTGCAAGGTGCTGGACTTACTTTCTCTGAATATTGCGGTCCAGTTGTACCAACTTTGCCAGTGAATGCGGTATTGTCAGATATTACAGTAATTCCTGCTGATATACCTTACGGAAACAATGGATTAGCTGCAGTTTCATTTAACCCACAAGCCAATTTTGCAAATTTTGGCATTGTGGGGAGTGCACCCACACTGAGTGCCAGGATATTTGATGCTGCATTTAAGAATCAATATTATGTGAATGAGAATACATGCAATACATCCTCACCAAGAACCATTGAAGCATATTATTTGAACGAAGTTACACAAGAAAATGTGTATTTGAAATCAGGAACTTTTTATCTCAACACCCCACCTGCACCAACAAAGCCAGAATTCATAACATGGGAGAATGGGTATCCTAATCCATACTCACCTTATGCAGGTGTGGGTAAATTAGTAGTCAAGGGAAATTCTGGTAGTTACAAAGGGATAAAAGGCAGCTCCATTTCCTTCTATTTGAACGGATCCATAAATGCAACATATGCTACTGACACAGATGTGGTGCATAGCTTCTTCAATGTTGAAGAGAGAACTGCATATGAAATACATACAACCAACAATTTTAACTGCAAAAGTCCAGTTCTCACGTTGACTACTGGTACAACATATCCAACTGCTCCAACATATCCAGGCACTTCAGGAGCGGGTTCAACATCCACCTCAGCTCTTAATAGTACATCTGTATCCTATGGGCAAAGCCCTGTTAGCATATCGCCTGTGCCGTCCAAACCAGAGTTTGTAGCATGGGGAAACAATTACCCTGATCCTATTCCTGATCCATATGCACCTGATCCATATGCACCTGATCCATATTCACCCTATGGAGGGGTCATAGGGGTCATATCAAGTTACCCTGATCCATATGCACCTGATCCATATGCACCTGATCCATATTCACCCTATGGGGGAGTAGCTAAACTAACCGTCAGGGGAAATTCTGGTAATTATAGAGGTGTAAGAGGTGGTTCTGTTACCTTCTACATAAACGACACCATAGATGCAACATATGCTACTGATACTGATGTAGTGCATCATTTCTTTAATGTTAGTAGCGAAGCTATCCACAAAATATACACTATCAACAGTTACAACGTCAAGAGCCCCATTTTGACGGTGATATCTGCCTACACTAACCATGACCCATTAAATAATGTATGCTAACCGAATTTTTTACATCTAATAATTGGAAGGCATTGAGTGCAAACTACACTCACGACGAAGAGGTTAATTTCAAGAATCAAGCTGTTTATATAGACGGCAGAATGAGTGTCTCAAAAACTCCACTGCTTAGCAGCAATTATGATTTTAAAAACAACAACTACAGCTTTTTGAATATTTCAGAAAAAGTAGATTTGAAAACTATTTCTGATTTTCATGTTCCCTTGGAAAAAAGTAATGTAGAGGTGGGCACAATCAACATATCTAAAAACGGGCAAGATAAGTTTCTAATTTTTACAGATCAAATTGATGATGCTGTGGCAGATACTATCATCTATGATAGTATAATAGGTGGCAGTGTTTCAGCAATAAATAATGATTATTTCTTTGAAGTGGATTTAAACGATCCAATACAAGTCAATGTATCACACATATACAATAATGAAATATATTATTTGGCGGTTAATCCAACAAACCTAAATTTAAATTTTGTAATTGCTAGTGCCTTTGATGTGTTCAGAGATTATAACCGCGACTTTACTTATTTCTATAATAGAGAAAGACAGATAATAACATTACAAATAAGAGTAAGAGGATTTTCTTACTATGTTACAGTCAATGGTAACAGATTAGTACTTAGCGCCACACCTACAAGTAGCATGCTATCTTATGATAGCAATTCAGTTTTTTACTTGAGTTCATTTGAAGAGCCAGACTCTCCCGAAATAATGAACGAATGGGTATCCTATAAAAAAGATTTAAATCAAAACAATTTAAACAGAGATCCCAATAGAAGTTATCTGGATATAAAGAACAATTATCTGTTTCATACTGAATACAATAACATAGATCAAACTCAACAATCTTTGAATTACAATTTAATTAATTTAAAGAATCAATTGAATCAAAAAAATGAACAAGGCAGAAATAATATCTTCATAAATGAAAATCCTACAGACATGAGAGATTATGTTTCCATTTTTGCAGGCGGCAATCAGGAGCAAGGATACGAAAAACTGCATCTGGGATACACAAGCTACTCCACACAGTATGAATTTTTTCAAGGCAAAACTACCTGGTTCCATACACCACAAAACATGTATCCCTTTGAAAGATTGAATATATCTAATACCAAGCTTGTTGAGAATGGTGCTGTTGCAGGTGATCATCCCTTGAGAAGTGATAAGATCTGGAAGAAATTAGCAAATTACAAGAGCACAAGCAACCAGGGTGATTCTCAAGAAGAGCAAACTGGTCAGTGGCTATGTTCCTGGCTATCTGGGGGTAAAGATATTTTGTCCGAGCCTGTGTGGATGGATAGGTTTTATAATCCCAAGACAATTACATTTGTTGCAGCTTTAACAGCTGATCCAACCACTGTAACATACCAGAGCACGTATGATTGCTTGGGAATTCCAGGGGGTGTTGTGGATGTGCCATCATCCATGGTGTTTGAACCTGGTTGCTGGTATGCTTATTCTAGATTTGGCAAATCAGACATTGAGCAAAACATTAATTCCATGGCAACAAACAAGCAATTCAAAGATTTTACTGAATTTTTGAGATCTGATGGTGCCATATTAACACCAGATGATGAAGGAGATTTTAGTTCCTATTATTTTGATGGTAATAGATATGCCTTGGTGGATGTAAACAATACAGATGCAAATTATAACAATTTCACCATAATGTTCTGGGCATATAGGGATTATTGGGATCAATATGCTGGGTTTGAATTGGGTGGCAACATGACTGATTATGGCATGGGCATATTCAACTACATGAGAGTAACACCATTCATAATGATGTTGAGTGGCAGCAATTTCATAGGATTTAATAGATCATTTGAAAGGGTGGAAACATTCATTAATACCATTTCTTCTTGGGGTAAGAGTAGATTTATGATGAGAAGAGATCCTTTGAATTCATTTCATGTGATTACTGATACTAGCAGACTTATAGAATTTGATTTGAGAGGAACTATTATTGATGCTACCTCTGCATTGTCGGCAAGCAAGCCAATTGTAAACGTCTACAATGATGAATATAACGGGTATGTGTTGTATAAGGATGGCAGCGTTAAGATGATTAATTTGCTTTCCAATTTAGTAACCTCAACTGCGTACAACTATAGTATTGGGTCCATACTCAGTGCAAAAGAAATTAGAACTCTAAAGAATGGTAAGATTGTTGCTGTGGAAGGTATGAATTCCACTGTAATAGACAATGATGTGTATTATTTGAGTGGTGGCTATGTTAATAGATGGTCATCCAACACACTTTCTTCAAGCGCTGTGATAGGTCCAGGCATAAAGCTATTCAACATTGATAAAGATAATTTAACATGGACATTATCTGGCAATACCAATAATATTGCAGTGTTTGGTTCTTTTTCCAGACATTTATTCAGTACCACTTTATCTGCATCTTCTTCAGTTAGCACCAGCACGCCAGTGGTAAAGAATATTACCTTCACAGAAGATTTTGACAATGGCAATTTAATAAGTTCAGTGTTAGTAACTGCTACAGGCAGTAATAACAAAGGTGTAATTCTGTACAATTTGAATTACGCTGGCAATGAGAAACTTCAAAAGTTTATAGACACTGGTAGTTCATGGTCAGATATGGTAGAACCTGTGAACCATAAATTTAATTACACATCTCTATTGTGGCACTACCCATATAATTCTTATATATTTAAAGCTCGATTGTTCAATCAGTTTGACACTGAAGATTCAGTATTGCCAGAAATTGTAGTGCCTGTGACTGCAGTCAATACTGGATGGCACCATTTTAGTGTGGTATTAAATTCTTCAGAAGGTAAGCTCGGGCTTTATGTAGATGGTGAGGAGTTTGGTGTGTCATATTTTGAACCCAACAGATATAACTTCATACCTTTGGTTGTGGATAGGTTTACCGCTGGTGCAACGCCTTTCTACAATGGCACACAGCTACAAGATGTACTGGACAGAACCAAGGTACACAAGACGTCTTACCTAGTAAAAGATTTAAAATTGCAAAATTTATATTTTTACAATAAGGCATTAAATTACTATGATATTAATTTGTTTTTTAAGCAGAAAATATTGCCTGATGATTTGAAGTGGAACATACCTACTGGCAGAAGAAGCTTTGTGGATGTGGTTTCTAGATTCTTCAGACAAGCTGTACCAGGTAGCAAGAGCACTGATTATAATTTGTACATTAATGACAGTCTGTTGGATGAAACATGTCAAGAATACATAAAAATATCAATTCTAAATAGATTGAAGGAGATTGCCCCAAATTATTCCAGGTTAAACTCCATCAAGTGGCTGTCCACAATGCCCAGCTTGACTGCACAATACAGAGGTGTATTTTTCCCTGGTAATAGCTTAACCAATCTAACCAATATAGTGCAATGAACAACATATACAGCGAATTTTTAAAGACCACAATGGATTTCGATAGAACCATTGACGACACATTTGCGTTACCTTACAATTTGAATAATATCCAAATTCAACCAAATGAATTAGCAGTTTCCAGTACCATCAATTTAAAGCTGGAAAAGCTGTACTACAATTTGTTGTATCTCTACGGTTTGTGCAACATTTCAGACTTTAATGTGCCAAATACTTTCAATGGGTGGATAGGTTTAACCGCTACTAACGCCACACCTATTAGTTCCAGAAACATAGAATTCTTTCCTAACAGTAAATTCAACACAGCTGTATCCTTTTTGTGTGGTTCAAGTATGACGAGCAATATTGACAACAGTTTTGATTGTGTGTATTTTAGTAATGTGGCAAGTTATTTGAAAGCTGGTTTGATTGTAGCAGATAAAAAAGCCATTACAATTCTAGGAATTACACAGAATGGAGCTCCAGTTGAATTGGGCAGAGGACAGTTCATTGATCCTTTGAGCGGCACAATAGTTGCAGAAAATATAACATCCATTGCAACTGATGGTAGTGAGCTTCTGTATGTTTGTGACTCAGGTTTCAATAATGTGTACGCTTTTGACATAAGGAACAGTTTTTCTGATGATTATGTAAGATCAGGCAGACCTTTCTTGGTGGATACCGTGGGTGGTTATGGTGGCAAATTTGATAATATAAAATTGAATAATCCCGGTAAAATAGTTTTTGTTAATGATGTTCTTGTGGTGGAGGACAGAGGCAACAAATGCTTCAAAGTATTTGATAGAAATTTAAACTGGATGAACACTACCATCTACAATTCCTTTTTTAATGCTGCAACAGGCTTGAACGCACTGGTATATAATTCTTATTTGAATAAAATTTATGGCATTAACAAGAATACCATGTTCGAGTTTGAGCTGACCAGCAATTATACAATAGTTTCAACTAATTCCTATGATTTCTCTAACATGCTAGATCCAGACGAAGAACTAATTAATCTTAAATTTGCAAATTATGAGCCAGAAATTTTTTATGTTGTTACCAAGTATCAAATTATTAAAAAATGGATAACCAAGCCCAATTCAAATATTGGCATATTACCCAACACTAAAGTGGACAATAGAAATTTTGCTTGGGTAACTACAGTGCCACTAGTATCAACAGATCTGCTTCTCACCTTGTGCAGAACGCCAAGTTTATCTTCCGACTTCATAGGAGCATATGAAGATGGGTTGAATTTAATTACAACATTAAAAGAAATTGATATAGAAATTTATGATTTAAATGACATAAAGATCAGAGCCGGTGAATATAATCAAGCATGGGTGTATAACAAATCCTTTCAAAAGATCATGTACAATTTGACTCTTTTGAATAGCTATGTAAAGTATAGATTTTTTATAGGTGAGAATGTGTTTAATACACCGGTTTTTGTGCAAAGAGCGTATAATAATTTTGTTATAAAAAACCAGAAGATAGACATCAATGAATACTGCAACATAGGTATCAATGAGAGCTTTGAATCCTCCACTGTTAACAGATGCTTGGATTCAATCTTTGATTACCAGCAAAACATGTTAAAGTATATTATTAATAATGACTATGTGATAACAAATCTTTCTCCGGTAAGATAAACACTAAATAATAATATGGCCGGAACATCCAAATTTCATAGCAAATTCCACAGAGCCAATCACCACTCTGTGGTATCCCCTGGAATACCGGATTCTGGCTTGGACCCTATTGCTTCTTTGACTGAACCATTTGTTGGTATTTTTTATAATACTATTACTGATGATAGCCGCTCTTTCACCTTGAATAGCAATAGCTTGCAATGGTATCAAGCATATTCCATAGTTAGCACTTATTCTGGATTCTGGGGACTGACTGATTCAGTGTACAACACAGTTAACTCTTTATCAGACAATTGGAATTTAGGATACAATGGGTATTTGAGTTTTTCTCCTAATTCTGCCAAGTATGAAAGTGCATATACCACATTCAACACTTACAGCGCTGGGTGGAACAATGAAAATATAATGTACCTCAATGTGGTGCAGGAGTATACCAAATCAAAAACATTCTCTGGTACTAATTTACAAGCAATTGATCCTGCTTCAGTTGATTGGGACTTGGATTCAAATCAAGTTACCTTCATTACTTTGATCAGTAGCTTGTCAGTTAATAATCCATTAAACATGAAGAGGGGTGGGTTGTACACTATGGTTGTGAAGCAAAGCAGTGCTGGTAATAAAGATATTGACTTTGATACATGTTACAGATTTGCAAACTCTCTTTTCAGGAACAACATAGTTGATTCTGGTTCAAACAAAGTCACTGTTATAAACTTTTTATGTGATGGTGCAGTCATGTATGGTGATGTGATCAAACTGAGCGCATGACATGTCCAATACCCTTTTCCATAACAAGTTTCACAGAAGAAACCACCACACCGTTTCATCACCCCAATTTCCTGATAGCGCAACAGATCCCATAGCTTCAGTAAATTCTCCTTTTGTAGGCAACTTTACAAATATAATTGAAGGTGAATTGTTTAGTTATCTGTTGTTAATTGCACAAGATGGTGGTCACTTGATTACACAAGACAGTTTGGGCATATTGGAGAATTCTTCTATCACACCACCCCTGACTGTTACTTTTACCATAGACACACTCTCCATTACTAACACATACAATAGTGTAAAAACTTTTAGTGCAGATTGGATGCAATTTTACACAGTAGCTGATACAGTCAATACTTTGAGTGCATCCTGGAGTGATGGTTATTCCTTCTATGTGTCACTTACTACTAATTCTGCAAAATATGAATCCATGTACTCCACTTTGCAGAGCTACTCTGGCACCTGGCTCAACATCACCAATTATGGCAGATTGCTGAATGTGCCTCAACAGGACACCAAATATAAGGGCTGTATTGCACCAACATTATCAACAACCCCTGCATTGCAAGTAAACTGGGATCTGGATAACGCTCAAACAGCATTTGTTTTTTTGACCAGTGATGTGACAGTTATGAATCCCAGCAGTCTGAAAAAGGGAGGCACTTACAGCATTGCTTTGCAGCAGGATTTCCCTGGCAATCACAATGTAACATTCGAAAATAAATTTGTTCTATCCGGGTTAGATGCAGCTAGCAATATGGTCATGCCTGGTGCAGGTCTCATTAAAGAATTGTCTGCATTTGCTGTCATGGTGGTAAATTTTGTTAATGATGGAAGCAAATTGTATGGCAAGTACAACGAGTTTTATTATGGACTGGCAGGCATTACACATTTTGCTGGCCCTGGTATCATATTGACACCTAATCCTTGTTATTTGATTGCTGCAGACGATATCTTGATACCAACAGATGGCTCTGGATTGACTATATTTGGGGAAGTCCCATATAATGAAAGCTTGGGAACGAAGATAAACTATTATTACCCATAAATAATATATGGCCGATATCAAAATATCTGACTTGAATGAGATGATAAGTCTTTCAGCGTCAACACTTTTACCAGTAGTCGACACTGTGGCCAATCAAACCAAAAAAGTATATTTTAACAACTTAGAATACAGTTTGGGTCTTTTTACTTTAGTATCATACAACAGTGCCAGCTGGAATTCTGGTGGCAGCATATCCTCCACAATCATTGCAAACAGTGCCACGTGGAACAATGGATATGCCAACTTGACCACACTCACTGCAGGCCACACACTCCTGACTGTCACCAGCAGCAAGTGGGATTCTACTAGCACCACTGTTGCAACCAACAGCTCAGGATGGGCAAGCACATACATTCAAGTGATCAACTCTTCACCAGCCTGGAATAGTTCATATACCAATCAGAACACATACAGTGCAGGTTGGCAGAACACTTTTACTACAGTTAATTCCAATAGCTCAAGCTGGGCTGGTTCTTCTTCCTTGTCTAATATTTTGAATTATCTTTCTGCAAATACAATTACTCTGAAGAGTGCTGTGATACTCAATGAACTATCTGCAGCTGAAATTTCCAGTAATAATCCTAGCAACAGTGCAGTAATTGCTGATAATGATGCTGCAACTGGCAAAGGTAGTAACACATTGCATGTATCATTTGAGAATGGAGTTTATTTTACGACTCCAATCATAAGTGCTAGCAGCACCAATTTATTTTTGAGTGCAGCTACTATTACGAACAGTCTGAGTGTGAGCGGTCCTTTGTATTGCAATGATCTTGTGTCTTCAGCTCTTAGCATTACATTATCAAGTGCCACAATGACCAGTTTTTTGAGTGTGAACGGACCAGTGTATTGCAATGATCTTGTGTCTTCAGCTCTTAGCATTACATTATCAAGTGCCACAATGACCAGTTTTTTGAGTGTGAACGGACCAGTGTATTGCAATGATCTTGTGTCTTCAAGTCTCAATATCTCTATATCCAGTGCCACAATGACCAGTTTTTTGAGTGTGAACGGACCAGTGTATTGCAATGATCTTGTGTCTTCAAGTCTCAATATCTCTATATCCAGTGCCACAATTACCGATTTTCTGAGTGTGAACGGACCAGTGTATTGCAATGATCTTGTGTCTTCAAGTCTCAATATCTCTCTGTCTAATGCCAGAATTCTCAACAACTTAACAGTTAATAATACCATATCAGCAAATCAATTTTTAACTGATATACTCAGAATTGGCACTAGTTCCGTGCCTCTTTCAGTTGTAACGTTTCCAGTTACAACCATATCTGTAACTAGTGCATTTGCTGCAAGCATTAACGGCAGATTAGTTAAAATACCTTTCTTTATATAATTGCTTTACTAATAAATAATAAGTATGATGGATTGTAATACAGTTGAACCAGTAAGCGCTTTCTACAGCACCAATCTTAATAACAAGATGGAAAGCTATGGCCGGTTAGGTCAGAGAATTTGCCGCGCAATTGGTGCACCTTTGATCAACATTGAAATACATGAAGACCAATTGAATGAGTTCATTGCCATATCCTGTGAAATGTTCACTAAATTTGCTGGTTACACTCAAGAGTATCTGGTGTTTGATAGTGATCTATATGACCTGAAAAGAGGCATAAGATTGGATGTGCTGTTTAGCATGAGTAGAGATTTTAATTTCACCTTTGATGACACAAACACCCCTCAGTCCATCAGAGAAAGATACAGCATAGGCTCCATGGTCATAGGAGAGGCAAACAATCCATTAATCTTTCAAGTGTTAGACTCAACCAAACCCAACCAATATCAGCTTTTAAATTCTTATGATTATTTGATTGGTGATTACAGAAGAGTCATGGATGTTATAGATTTCGAAGAGGGCAGTTCCACTGGTGTGAATACTTTGTTCACCATAGAGCAGACACTAGCACAGCAAACTTACTTTAGTTATGCCATGGGCAATTATGGGTTTGATTTGGTCAGCTGGACTGTTTTGAAAAATTGGTTGGATACACGTGAAAAAGTTCTTGCTTTGAGGCGTGACATTTCCTTTGATCCCAGGACACAAGTGCTGCATATGGTGCCACCACCCAAAGATTCTGTTAGATTCTATGGTGTGTTGGGGTGTTATGTGGAGAGATCTTTGATTGACATAATCAAGGAACCCTGGGTTTATCAGTATGCACTTGCATTAACAAAAATTGCAGTTGGATCAGTAAGAGGCAAATACACTGGAACTAACTTGTTCGGTGGAGGTGCTATTAATTATGATTATTTGATCCGACAAGGTGAACAAGAAAAAGATAATTTAGAAAAAATGCTCTATTCAAGTGCACCAGGCATGGGCGATGCAGCACCTCCAGCCTTCTTCTTAGGTTGACATGAAGCTAACATCGCGCAATGGTAGGTTCATACAAGGAATTTATCAGCCCAAGCATTCAGAGAAATACCGCGGACATGATTTGCCCAGATACTTGAGCAGTTGGGAATTAAAATTATTCAGATGGTGCGATTGCAACTCAAATGTTCTTGAATGGGGATCAGAAACTGTGGTCATAAACTACACAAGCCCACTGGACAACAAGCAACACAGGTACCTTGTTGATGCATACATAAAATTAAAGACACCTACAGGGGTGAAGAAGTTTTTAGTCGAAGTTAAGCCATCTAAGCAAACTGTTAAGCCTCAACAAGATACAAATTCTAAAAAACAAAAAAAGAACATATTGTATGAACAATTGATGTACATTCAAAACACTGCAAAGTGGGAAGCTGCAAAGAAATGGTGCAGAGATAGAGGATATGAATTCACTATTTTGACGGAAAAAGAATTAAATAAATAACGAAAAACATAAATATCTACATGGCCTTAAAACTACTTGTTGAAACACCAGCACCAGACGATCAATTTGAATATGTTGTTGAGGAAAGGAACAACAATCAACCCAGCAAAATGTTTATCAAAGGACCTTACATGCAATGTGAGGAAGTGAACAAGAACAAAAGAGTTTATTCTGCTAATGAAATGCAAACTGAAGTCAACAGATACATTGCAGAAATGGTTGACACCAAGAGAAGCATGGGAGAATTGAACCACCCCACATCTGCTGAAGTTAATCTAGAGCGTGCTTGTCACATGGTAACAGAAATGAACAAGCAAGGAAATGTTTTTTATGGCAAATCGGTAGTGTTGAGCACTCCCATGGGTCAAATTGTGCGCAGTCTTATCAATGACGGTGTGAGAGTTGGCATGAGCTCCAGGGCACTTGGAAAACTCATTGATGAGGGCAATGGAGTTAACAGGGTGCAGGATTTTAGACTGGTTGCTGTGGATTGTGTGGCAGATCCTAGCTTCCCAAAAGCTTTTGTTAATGGCATTTTGGAATCCAAACAATTTGTAGTCAATCAGGATGGTAGATTTGAGGAATGCTACGAGAGCTTTTCTGATAAATTGAGAAATCTACCTCGCAGAGACATTGAGAATTATCTCAAAGGTCAAATCATGGAATTTTTCAACAAAATTAGTCACGTGTTATGAGTTTGTCCAAAGTCTTAGCCAAAAAAGTGGCACTCAACAATCAACCTGATCAAGGTGAATCATGTGGTTGTGATGATTCGGTACCAATGCCTGTCATGGCTCCTGCAAAAAAAGTTGTTTTGAGAGTTACAAAATTGAGCAATGGAGATATAAATAACTCAAGAGAGAATATGTCAGAAAAAATGTTAATTTCCAGTTTTTTAAGAAATATTAATGAGAAAAACTATGCTCGAGCACATAAATATCTTAAGACCATTGTCGAAAACAAACTTATGAACAGAATAAAGAATAACAGAGGGGTTAAAGTATTTTAATGAGTGACATCAAATCCATCCTGAAGGAAGCCACACAAGATTTACTCTCTGAAGATGTGTTGAAAGAAATAGAAAATGCTTTCAATGCTTCTGTTCAAAGCAAAGTGCAAATTCATGTTGAGAAAGCTCTTGATGAGCAAGATGAAGATTATAGCAAGAAATTAGAACATCTCTTGCAAGCTATTGACAATGATCACACAGAGAAACTCAAGAAAGTTGTTGAAGCTCTGGACTCCAATAGAGCAGAAAAGCTCAAAGCTGTTATTGAGAAATATCAAATTGCTCTTAAGAAAGAAGCTGGTGAATTCAAACAAGGTACTGTTAACAATGTTAGCGCGTACTTAGAAGCATATCTGGATGAAGTGGTGCCTGCTGCTGATATTAAAGAAGCAGTGAGAAACAGCAAGGCTGTTAAAGTTTTAGAAAATGTGAGAAAACTCCTTGGTATTGATGCTGCTCTTGAAAAAGATAGCATCAAAGACGCAGTGGTAGACGGTAAGCGTCAAATTGATGAAGCTTCTAAGAAGCTTGAAGCTGCTCTAAAAGAAGCCAGCGTATTAAAAGAAAGTCTTTCCAGAACTAAGGCAGAATTAGTTCTCGAGAAAAAGACTGCCTCATTGCCTGCGAAGAAGAAAGATTATATCTTCAAGGTGATGAAAGCTAAATCCGCTGAATTCATTAACGAGAATGTAGATTATGCAATCAGTCTGTTTGATAAGACTGAAAAAGAGCGGCTTCAAAATATTAAAGATGAGGCAGTGAACAACACTGTTTCTACTGAGATTGATCCTTCAGCGGTTGTTGAAGAATCAGTTTCTCAGGAAGAAACCAGTGACACGTTCATGAATCCTTATCTTAAAGAACTTTCCAAATATTAATATTTGGATCTAGTTGAGGGAAACCTGAATTAATTATAGTAGATATTTTATCTACTGGTCGAAAATAAAGGAGAAAATTATATAATCATGAAAAATATTAGACCTACACAGTCCTATATCGATGAGACACGCGCTGCAGCATTAATGGAAAAGTGGAAGCCAGTTTTGGATTACACCTCCAACAATGTTAAGCCGATCGAAGATGATCATACACGTTTGAATACTGCCATGTTGCTGGAAAACCAGGAACAATGGTGCATCACAGAAGCCAATCAGGCCGGTGGAACCACTGGTGTGTTTGGTGGTGCTTACAATGCCAATGGTGGCATGGGAAGCTATGGTGGTGTTGGCGGTAACGTACCGGGCGGTGGATCCGACTGGTATGCAACTGGTGATGCTCGTCTGCCGAAAATCCTCATCCCAATGATCCGTAGAACGTTCCCCGAGTTAATTACCAACGAAATCGTAGGTGTGCAGCCGATGGGAGGACCAGTAGGTCTTGCCTTCGCACTGCGCTACAAGTACGCTGCTCAGCAGTTGGGCAATGACAACGTAGATGGTTCTGGCACAAATGCCGGAGCAAATCTGGGTTCGCCATGGTCTGCTGCTAACGGCAAAGAAATCGGTTATCAGTACCTGAACACAGCTTACACTGGAACATCCAGTGGTGCTCTGTCTGGTGCTACAACTGGTTCTATTGGTGCATCACTCTTCCCATCAATCACTGTTGATCAGGGTGTTGCACAACTTCTGAAGAGTTTCGAGTTGACGGGCAAAATCCCTCAAATCGAAGTTTCCTTTGAGAAGACAGCTGTAGAAGCTGGTACTCGTAGACTTGCTGCCCGCTGGTCAGTAGAATTAGAGCAAGATCTTAAGAACATGAATGGCATCGATATCGATACCGAACTCACTAACGCAATGTCGTATGAGTTGCAGGCCGAAATTGATCGCGAAATGATTGTTCGTATGATCCAAGTCGCTCTTAACGCTGGCTTCAACACAGGTTACTCCGTTTGGTCGCCTGCTTCGGCAGATGGTCGCTGGCTAGTCGAGAGAAATCGCGACTTCTACCAGAGACTGATCATCGAAGCTAACAGAATTGCTGTTCGCAATCGTCGTGGTGCTGCAAACTTTGTTGTTGCAACGCCTCGCGTGTGCGCAATTCTGGAAATGCTTCCTGAGTTTCAATGGGTACCGGTTCAAGGCAATGTCAACACTCAACCTGTTGGTGTGGCTAAGGTCGGTAATCTCGGCGGTCGTTTCAACGTGTATCGTGACACACGGACAGAGGCACAGTTTGAAGCTGGCCTTCGTCCCACAGGCAGAGTAGAATATGCTCTGTTGGGTTATAAAGGTCCAGAGTTCTATGACACTGGTATCATTTATTGCCCATACATTCCTGTAATGGTACAACGCACAATTGGTCCCAATGACTTCTCACCTCGTGTTGGCTTGCTGACACGTTATGGAGTTGTTGATAACATCTTTGGTGCTAACTTGTACTATCACGTTATTCTGTTGAGCGGACTGGGCACGGCATTTACGCCAGGCACTCAATCGGTATACTTCTAAGCAATTAGAGGTAGAGCTAAGCAAAAGAAATTATTTCACCTAGTACGTCCTAGGAACTTTAAAAAGGGGCATCTTGCGGTGCCCTTTTTTTTTTGTACATTTGCAGAAATTATGGGTGTGGAGAATAAATATAATATATGGCATTAATAGTATTCTCCAACATAGTAGCAGATCCTAACGCAACCAATCCAGGTAGTTTGAATTTGACTACTCAGAACAATGGTGTATCAGCCACAAGCTTTGGTGCCAATGCCAACGCCATTCTGTTCAATGCTGAAGCCACACAAACTGGTAACAACATTATTCAATTCTTGATAAATGGAGTCACTACTGCAGCACGTGTGGCTGA